CTTGGAGTGTTTCAGAATCTGAATCCACGGAAATCTCGCCGCGCAGGTGGAGAACGACCTCAACAGGGTAGTCGCCTTCCTCGACTTGATCACGCGCATTGTCGATGATCGTGTCGGTCAACATTTTGGACAAAGCTAAAACGGCGACCGGGGAAAGGTCGGCGAGGGTGTTGGTGGATGAGGTAGGGGTCTTGGTCATGGGGCGCCCTTTCTAGGCTGGTTGGATGAAAGATTTGTAAACACGGGAAGGGTAGAACTTATGCGGATGCGGATCAAAGGGAGGGGCCAGAAATCCTAGGGCCTGTTCTACGGACCAGCCGCACTTGTCTAACCGTGCTCGAATGGTCCCTGACCGTATGCCTCTAATGGCAGCCCATTGACAGACGTTCTTTGTTATTCCTTGTGCGGTGATTTTCCTGTTGGTTCGTTTATTGTTGCACTGGGTATCCCAGTCTTTCCAGAAACAGTTATCGGGCTCGTAATTCCCGTTGTTATCTCTTCGCTCTATAGTTGCCTCTTTCCCTACTCCAGGACGATCTCCCATATCTGCGTAGAAGTTCTCGAATTTATCCCAGCGTTTGCAGATCTCTATTCCTCTTCCTCCGTAATTCTTGAATCCAGCTTCTCTTGGATTCAGGCACCTTCTTCGCATGCCCTGCCAGACATTATAAATGCTCGTATGCTTCATCCCATGCGTCCGAGTAGCATTGCCCATATTGATATACCGCTCGCACCCACAAGTGGTAGTTTTTCCACAAACAAGGCTGTTCCCCGTTGTAACCCACTCTTTGTCACAGAAGCACCGACAAAGCCACCAGGACCTGCCATTCTTCATAGAATGGAGCCTGAGTACCTTGGTTCGCCCAAAGGTCATCCCAGTCAGGTCCCGGAAGGCGGGCATGACTATTCTCCCTCCCCTTCCTTCTCACGCTCCGGCATCGGCTGGATGATAAGAGTCTCGATCGCCCGACTGGCCACGATATATTTGATATTGACCTCCTGCGCCATCGCGGCCTCATTGCGAGCCCGGTACATCATCGCGTCGTTCTTCTCTGGGGCGAGCCAGACCACCGTGCGGCTCTCCAGGCCCTTGCTTTTGTGGATGCTCGAGAACACCACGCCGACCGAATCATCGCTGAAGAGCTGCTCGATGCGGCTGTGCAGTTCGCGGATCGAAACCACGTCCTTGAGCAGGGCCATCAGGGTCTCACACTGATCTTCAATCTGTTGAACCTGGCTGTCCTTGTGGGCCTTCTTGAGCTTGCCGGTCTCGACCGAGCAGTAGGTGTCGATGCGCTCGACCAGCTCCTCGACCTGCCCGTCGCCCAGACGCTTGGCCAGCTTGGTCGCGAGCTTGGCCACGGTCTTGCCGATGTCCCGGCCGCGGACGACAGCCTTCTTGCCGGCGGCGATCAGCTTGAGCGCGCAACCGATCAGCGGGGCGTTCACGCGGCAGCACACCATGTCGCCGGCCATCAGCGCCAGCAGGGTCGCGCCGAGCTGCTTGGGCTCTTTCTCGATCACCAGTCCCTCGGGGGCATTGTCCGCGGCCTGGATGTGGGGCACCCAGCTCTGGGCCAACGCAACCACGGCCTTGGGGCAGCGGTAGGTGATCGAGAGCGGCAGGCAGTTCCCGTCGCTGACGTTGAACTCCTCCTTGATCCGCTCCATGGCCTTGGCGTCGGCACCGCGGAACAGGTAGATGGCCTGACGGCTGTCGCCCACCGCGACCAGGCGACCACCGGGCGACAGGGCGCGCTTGAGCAGTTCGATCTGCAGCCGGTTGAGATCCTGGCTCTCATCGACGCAGATCAGGTCGTACTTGGGCAGGCTGATCGCGTGGTCGATGGGAAAACTAAGCATCTCGTCAAAGGTCATCTGGTCGACCTGGGACTTCATCACCTGATCCAGCTCGCCGAACAGCGCGATCGAGCTCTCCGGCTGGTCGAGAGTGATCCCATAGTTGGAGATCGTCTCGGTCACCGCATCGACGTCCGCCAGGTTGGTCATCGTGCCGCGGAGCAGACCGTAAGCCTTGATCAGATCGCCGGCGATGGCGTTGACCACCTCGAGCTGGGGCTTCGACTCATCGGTGGTCAGGGCCTTGGTCACCACCAGCTCGGCGGTCACGTGCAGCTTGCGCGCCTCGATCTTGATGCCGCGGAACTTGCGGGAGACCGCGCCCATTGCCAGGCCATGCAAGGTCTTCGCGTCCACGCCGCGGGGCACCCGGCGGCTCAACTCCTCGGCGATGGACTTGTTGAAGGCGGCGAACAGCGCACGCTTGCTCTGGTTCCCGGGCACCTGCTGCCAGCGGCGCAGGGCCTCGACCAGGGTGGTGGTCTTGCCGCTGCCAGCGACCGCTTCGACGACCACGTTGCCCTGGCCAGCGGTGAAGGCCCGGAAGATCGATTCCTGGTAGGGGGAGTAGACGCGCGCGGCGATGGTGGCGTCGATGATGGGTTGGAGGAGGCTCATGTGGTGCCCTTTCCAGGCAGGTGGTTGTGAGTACTATGTCGCCGAAATGCTCTATTTCCCATTAGTCTCACTAGGCTCGCGTAACGGTGTATCACACAACTATAGGGCCATAAGAACCTGTGTCTCATCATCGCGCATCGCCTGTTCCTGCCGCTCTCTACGCATAACCTCGGCGAGCCAGGACACCTGATCCTGCACGGATCTGATGCGCATCAGGTACTCTCGTACCCAGCGGCGCACTGCGGGCTGATGGCGCTGGGGCCACAGCACCCCGATATGCCGATAGGCGGCGACTGCGCCGGCCAGATCGTCGTCCAGGCTCATGGGTCAGCCGGCTGCAGGATGGCCCGTATCGCCAGGCCGACCAGGAGCCACTGCACGGTGCGGGCCGGCACTCCCAGGCCGCGGAACGCATTCCTGTAGGCGGAATAGAGCCCCTCGGCCTCCTTGGCCAGGGCAGAGACCGGGCGGCGCATGCGCAGCTGCCGCTCCAGATGCGCGCGGCAGGTCGTCTGCTCCAGCATCGCTCGCGCCACCTGGCGCGCGACGTAGGCTGCGGGCTTCACGGCCGGCCCGCATGCTGCAGCGCGCTGCTGAATCGCCCCCGGACGACGAAGGCCTCGACCAGGCGGCGGTACTCCAGCTGGGTCAGCAGCACGGCTCCCTGGTTCGGGCGCTTGCGTTGGAAGCCCAGCAGGACTCCGCGGGTGAGGGTGGAGGATGTGGTGCCGACGAAATATTCATCGAAGAAGGTGTTCATGGCCAGAGGCTCCTATGTCGACAAAGTACTCCAAAACTCCGTCTTCCCATCATCTCTACGTAGACTCGCGTAACGGTGTGTCACACCACTATGCCGGCATCGTCCACGGCACCAGCGGCTCATCAGCCCGCACCATCAGGGGATGCCGCGGCTCCCCGCTCTTGGTGGTGCCCAGGCAGAGCGCGCCCAGGCCCGACATCTGCGTGCGGAGCTCGGAGCGCAGGGCGAACGGCTGCGCGCCCCAGGCGACCACGATCCTGCCCACCAGGGCGTGCGCGGTCCATTGCTCGGTAACGTGCCGGATGTTATCAGGGCCCACTGGGTCGGGCGCGGCGCGCAGATCCTCCGGGTAGGCCGACCGGAAGGCGAACAGGTTGACGATGGTCAGGATGGTGCATCCCTCGCGCGTGGCATAGCCGATGCAACGGGTCACGGTCGGATCGGGCACGGAGGCTGTAGCCGTTGATGGGTTGAGCATGACGAACAGCATCGGCCGCACCCAGCGCAGCACCGAGGGGATGCGCCGGGTGAGGACGTAGCGGTAGAGGCCGTCGTCGCTGATGATCGCGGTGCCGCCAATCACGGCGCCCCCAACCGCAGAACCGCGGTCTTCGCCGGGTCCTCCCGGTCATAGTAATCCCGAAACCACTGCGCCCGCCCATTCAAAATGCTCTGCCCGCGCCCGGTGATGAACCAGATCGTATCGCCGATCGGCGGTGACGTCTGGGGGATCACCAGGAAGCCTTCCCACATCTTGCGCAGGACGGTGAGCGGTTCAGTATCGACAATCCGATCGGGGTCTGCTCTTTGCCAGTGCGCCCGGATTTGATCCGCTGCTTGGGGCCAGCGCATCAGTTCGAGGCAGACCTTGAGCATGTGATGGTCAAGGGTCACTTCGTTACGGCAGGCATCGACATAGTGGATCTCTGGCTCGGTTAGAACGGACATTCTGGCTCCTGTGGCTTGAGGTTCTTCTGGTACGCTTCCGGCGAGATCTCCGGCACCACGTGCTTCCGTGGGTGGACGATCCGGCGCTTGAGGATCGCGGTGACCGGCAGGCCCAGGTCGAACAGAGTCTGCTGGTGCGGGGGCCGCTCGGATTGGGCGTGGTTGTTCATGCTCTCCCTCGCTGCACGGAAAAATTTCCGTCCTTCCACGCTTCTCCCTGCCAGCTCGTGAAAGGGCAGCTGGTGAGCCAGTAATTACCTGCCCGAGCGGCCTGGCAGCCGAGATCGAAGTAGTACTGGTAGTTCATCCCTGCACCGACGCACATGCTGCACTGTTCTCCGCCGCGACCTCGTGCCGGGTATCCATCAGCGTGATCATCCGGGCGTAGGCGCCCTCCCCGTAGTCCTTGTCATAGGCCTGGCGGTTGATCTCGGTCACCCGGGCCGCCACGAGGCGCCCAGCGTCATGGATGGTGCCCATCAGCTCCCCCGACCGCCAGACGATCTTCCCGGCCCACTTGACCACGCAGCGGCGGTCGACGAAGGCTTCGGCGACGCGCACCGCGTCATCGGCGCGCTGGCAGGCCGCGATCAGGGTGCCCGCGGGCGCGAGGACGACTTTGTAGGAGAGACTCACGACAGCACCTCATCCAGGAGAGCGATGACCTCGGCGGGCATGCGGCTGCGATCGATGCCGCGGGCCGTCATCTTGGTGAAGTTCTGCATCGCGACGCTGGGGCTCGAGCCGTGCGGCCCGTAGGTCGCCCAGTTCCAGGCCAAGCCTGAGATCGCGAACCCCAGGCGCTTGGCCCCGGTGCCGCGGATGCCCAGCTGGTGCGCCAGGACCAACCCGGTGAGGGTCTTGTGTTTGTCGAGGAACGCCAGGGCGGGGGAGTTGGGAATGAGCATCTCAGTACCCCCTCCCCTCTGTCACAACCTGCCCCTCGAGTCCCGCCATCACGTCGCGCTTGCGCTTGTGGTCGCACGCGACTTCCAGGTAGGAGTCGAGCGGTCCGTTGAAGCTGCTGCCGATATCCTCCACCATGAACTTGCGCCAGGAGCCCACGCTCCGGCTGTCGAGCTCGGCCCACAGCTCCTCGTGAATGGGCCCTGCCGGGCTGGGCTTGCCTTCCAGGCTTGCTGCCGCCCGTGCCTGGGCCTGCGCCTCGACCTTGGTGAGCACCGCGGCATAGAGCTCCGGACCCTGGCCGAGAGGGAACGCGGTGGCGCCATTGCGGGCGAGCATGTAGGCCACCACCATCTCGATGACCGAGAGCTGGTTCACCAGGCCCACACCGCGGGCCTCGGACAGCAGGGTCATGCTCCCGGAGCCGGCGGGGCCAGGGTTGTGGGTGGAGACGGTTTCGTCCTTGTTGATCGTGATGGTCATGGCTCAGACTCCTACCGTCGTGGGGTGGCAGTTGGCGATGACAACCGTGCGCCAGGAGAGGTTCATGGTCAGGAGATTCGCACCGCGCTCGACGAGGTGCTGGCTATGCGTCCGCGCGGTCTTCTCCGCCTGGCTCGCCTTCATGCTGTACTGGTTGTACGGGAGCCAGTCGGCGGTGATCTGGGTCTCGGTCACCGTCGCGTGCAGCACCAGCACTGCGGCGGTGTACGGGGTTCCCGCGGCCGAGGTCCGGGCCTCCTCACCATCGAAGTAGTACTGCCATTTCGTGCCCTTGGCCTTCACCGTCGCGATCGGGATGCGGTGCTTGTGATGGGCCAGCTCGCAGTGCACCGCGGCCATCAGGCGGAGCTCGTGGTGCCGGCGCAGGCCGCGGAGCGGCTCGCTGGCTGCCTGGAGATCGTGGTAGGTCTTCAGCAGTTCGACCATGGCCGGATCGCGGTCGACCGCGTTGCCGCGGACGCCCCGGGACCAGCAGTCGTGCAGCACCTTGGTGTGCTCGGCGTCGATGCGCTTAAATTCGGCGCTGGCGGCATCGCAGGCGTCGGCGTAGCGCTGGTGTGCCTGGCTGTACTCGGCACGGGCAGCGAGGACTTCGGGGGTGACAGGGATGGTGAGCGTCTTGGTCATTCGGTGCCCTTTCCAGGCTGGTGTTGCCCTAGTATTGGGCCGAAATCCCCTGTTTTCCACCTCATAGCCTAGGCTCGCGTGACACTGTATCACACACGCTCGTCTCTCCCACTTTCGCCTGGTTCTACCGCGTTTTATGCGTTTCACCACCTTGGCTATAGCCCTGTCAACGATGCTCAGGTCGCGGAGGTACCGCCGGATGATCTGGTCGAGGGTTGGGGTGCGCATGCCCTCTTAGACGATCGACGGCGCCGCTTCGTTACAGGTGCGGGGTGCACCTCGATCACCCGCATGCCCCGGTCCTCCTGCCGCCGGCTGCTAGTGCTCGACCAGACCTGCCCGGCGTGCAGCCCATGCTCTGCAGGGCACCGCCGCCTGATGATCCACCGCTGCTGCGCCGCCGAGTACCCCACCAGCACATGGCTCGGCCGCGGGCAGTTGCGCGTACCCCGGACCCGACCGGCGGTGCCGTCGGGGTAGGTGAATACGAAGGCGGGGCGGCGGGGGTGGGTCATCCCATGCTCCACTGCGGATGATCGCCCTGCTGGACCCGCCAGGCCCGCGCCTGGGCATCCTTGTCCTCGAGCGCCGCGCTGAGATTCATCGGCGACTTGCCGACGTTCTGGAGCAGCAGGATCAGCGAGGCGATGGCGCCCGCGGCATTCGGCTGCATGTTGGTGTGGCCGTCCATCAACCCGACCGCGATCGAGCTGAAGTCCCCGGGCCAGGCGGCGCAGGCGCGGCTGACGAGGTCGGCGACCTCGGGGAACTGGGGGCGGAGGTCGACGAGGTCAGGGATCTTCGGCTTGGTGATCACCGTGGTCGCCGTCGCCGCCGTCCTGGTGCTGATCTTCTCGAGCATGTCGGCGGCCTGCCGCATCCCCGCGACGCAGCCGCCCAGGCGCTGGGCCCGGAAGCCGTCGTCATGGGCGGCGGACTGCTCCGCTTCGACCGCGGTGGCGCGCAGCGCGGCGATGAGCTCGGTGGGGGTGTGGTAGATGATGGTCATCGCTTCTCCTTCGGTACTGGGTGTGCTGCCAGCCACGCGACCCCTTCGGGTGTGACAGTGAACCGCTCACCGGTGAAATGGCACAGGCTGATGGTCACGAGGAACTCCGCGAGAAAACGCCCATAACCGGCCTGCCCGAGCGGGCCATACTCTGACTCCTCATCGGCGGAGCTCGCGGCCCCACACTCGAACGCGGTGAGTCCTTCGACCGATCGACCGATGGCACGGAGTACCAGAAGCTGCCGGGGCATGATGAGGATCATGGCGCTATCTCTTTCGGCCAGCGCTTGAAACCCCAAGGCGGAGGAGCGCGTTTTCCTTCTCCCGCCCACAGAATACGTGACTGCCCGTTATTGGGCGGTCGCACAATCCATTCCGTAAACGGCATCCGAGCCATCATCTTCATCGGCCACAGACCACCCATCGTGACGAAGAAGGCATCGGGGCCCCCCATTCGGCATGAGACAATCCAAAGAGGATGCCATGCAGAGCGCATGAGGTGCCCTGCATAGGTACGAACCGGAATAGTATCTGGGCTATCCGGATGGAGGTCCAATGAGAGAAGCCGGCGCATGATAGTTGCAGCTTCAGGGGTCACCCCTCACTCCTCTTGTGCCTAGGTACCGTCGCCATCCCATCCTTCCCCGGCCGCACCCCGAGCGTCCGGTTGCACCACCGGCAGTGGTACTCCCGTCGCTCGATCTGGTCGGGCGACAGGCGCACCCGGGTGCTCGAGGTGAAGCAGGCGGGGATGCGGAGGAAGGCGATGCGGGTCATACTGCTACTCCTCCATCGCCTGTCGAATCGCGTCCTGGTCAACCCCTGCTGGCGCCTCCACGACCATCTCGTCGTCGATCCAGGTGACCTTACAGCCGAGCGCTTCGAGACGCCCGGTGACGCGCAGCAGGTGCCCACGCTGGTGCTCGGTCGCCTGCTGAATCATGTTCTCGTGGAGGCGCCCCATCGCTCAGCTCCCCAGCATCCACTCAGCGATCGGCCCGGTGCCATGGATGGCCTTTTTGTTGGCGAACTTGGCCAGCACAATCGCGCGGGCCGCATCGAGCGGCTCTTTCACGCTCTTGGGGAAGGTCATACACTGGTACTGATTCGCGGCGGCGAATGCCTTCGCCCGGGTGATCTCCTTGGCGTTCACTTCCGGTCCGTGGAGCCACGTACAAGCCTTGGCTTTTGGGGCGAGCCTGGTCTCGCGCACCTGTTGGAGCCGGTCCAGGTACCGGCCGGTCAGCTCGACGCCGTCCATGCTGACCCAGGCGAGCACGATCCAGTAGGGAGCGCTCATGGCTTAGGTCCGGTGAACATCGCGCGCCCCGGGGCATCCGGGCGGCTCAGGATGGCCTTGTGCAGCATATCCTGGCCGGTGCGAATGGTGCAGCTCTTGTGCGCCTTGTTGTAGATGGCCAGCGCATGCGAATAGGAAGGGGCGGCGCCGATGGCGGTGCAGGCTTCCTGGGCGCTGAAGATGGTGTTGATGGCAGTGGGCGCTGCGGGAGTTTCAGCGATCTCCTTCAGCCCATCCAGGTGCCGCTGGATCTCGGCGCGCTGCTCCAGGATCTCCTTGATCTTGAGCCGCTGCTTCCAGCCGCTGCGCATGTTCTCGGCCTCGTCCTCGCGCTCGAAGTTACGCTCGAGCTCGGCCTCCAGGATCGCCTTGGCGTGGCGCTGGCGCTCGGCCTTGCTGGCGTTCCAGAACTGGCGGTCGTAGCGGCCCGGCTTGCGATCGTGCGGGATGCGCGTCAGGGTGCCGCGGCCGGCGGGCATGGTGTAGACCGCCAGGACGTACTCGGCGAGCACCTCGACCACGATGCAGTCGCGCCGGTTTTGGTTGATCACCAGGCGGATGCAGTCGCCGATCGCAGGGAGGCGCATGGGTGGGGTAGCAACAGGGACGAAGGGAACAGTGTCGACCATGGTATGCCCTTTCCAGGCTGGTGATGCCCGAAGCATGCACCGAATCCGTCCCTGAACAGACTCCGGCTAGCCGACTCGCGTTACACTGTGTCACACAATAGATGGGCGTAAGTCCTATCAACGACTTACGCCCAGTACCGACTAACCTACTCGATGTATCCGACGTCCGAGTGCCCGGCCGGGGACCACGTATTACCTTTGCTTCGTCGCGAGCGAGGATCGCTTTGCTGCGACCTTGTCGGCCAGGGTCAGGAGTTGATGCAGCTGATCATACTGCTGATCTTGGTCAGGAGTTGATGCAGCTGATCATACTGCTGATTCAGATGGTCACGCTCCTGCGCCACCAGCGAGGCCGCGGCATTGGCATCGTGCAGGTCCGCCTTGATCTTCCTGATCGCCTCATTGGGCTGACCCGGCGTCGGCCGCAGCTCCGCCATCCGATCGATCCGCTCGGAAAGGGTCATGACTCGCCCGTCGCCGTTCTGCTCCTCGACACCGTGGCGGGTCAAAGCGACGTGGGCTTTTCGCAGGTACACCTGGAGAGTATCACGCTCCCTCTGCAAGGTCTCTACCGCCTTGTTGTGATCCGCCCACGACGGGCGTTGATTCCGCTCCGCTACCGCCTCATCGATCCGCCCTTGCATGCCGGTGACCTCGGCGCGGTGGAGGAGTTTCTCGGAGGCCAGCTCGGCCTTGAGCTCGTCCTTCTCCTTGACGACTGCCTCCCATAGTGCCCGCATGGTGCGCGCGCTGTGCTCGATGGAGTCAATGATGGACGGGGTCTGGGGCGGCGGGGGAATGGGCATGGCGGGTTCCTTGGGCGACGGTTCAGGGCGTTCGATGAGGCCGAGGAGTATGCCATGCCCGGGATGACGGAAGCAATGGATGGCGTCGTCATCGGGCAGGATACAATGGCAGTAGGCGCAGCGACGACAGAGACGGAGGCTCACGTTCACGTCTTCTGCTCCACGGCGCTATCAGGGTATGTGCCATTCCTGGGCAGCACGACCGTGTCGATGCGACCGTTCATCGCATGGACCCGGTCGGCCAAGGCCTTGAGGTCGCTCGGCAGGCCTAAGCATCCACACGGCGCCTTGGGATTGTTGCTCCCGTCGATCGAGAACCGGCAGTGGGACTTGCCGCAGCCCTGCTGGACCTGCTCGACGACTCGATAGATCTCCGACGCAAGCTTCTGGCGCTCTTCCCAGTAGGCTTCGGACGCAATCTCGTCGGCGGTCAGCTCCGGCTTGATCCGGAAATGGTCGTACGACTGCATACCGGCGATCTCACGCGCACCCACATCCCGCCACCGTTTGGTGTCGACGTATTGCCGCTGCACCGTCTGCCCGTGGGCATGGGCGGTGAGATACGTGATCATCAGCAGGGTGTGGGCCTTGGAGCCGGGTAGGTCGGGGAAGTCGGTCATGATTTCTGCTCTCTGGCGCGCTGCGCCGTGACGATGATGTGCTCCGCCATCCATTCCCAGTCGATCTCGGCTCGGGGCTTGAGCCAGATCGTCTCGGTGATGCAGGCGGCCGGGAGACGTTGATTGGTGACGTGGTCGTCGGCGTACTCGACCCCTTCGCGACGGAGTTCGATCACTGCGTCGGCAAGGAAGGCCTCGTTCACAAAGCGCACATCGGTGATCAGGGTCACCCCGTGCGTCCGCTGGGCAAGCCGAGCCTTCATCAGCTCGACCCAGTGGTTGACCCCCAGCTGCTCGCGCACCACTTCGGTGCCGATGAACTGCATGAGCTTACGCGGGGACCAGCCGATGAGGGATTGCGTTGGGGCGGTCGTAGGTTCCCATACCACCTCCTTGGTGGTCTCGTCCATGAGTTGCTCCGGCGCCCATCCGGTAAGCGCAGCGACGCAGCGATAGAGGGGCGCCGCGAACTTGTCGCGATAGCACAGGTGCTTCTGCTGAAACCAGACTTTCCCGGCCAGGGAGTTGGCGACAGTGTCCTTGCCGGTGCCGCGCGGGGCAGAGAAGCCGATCGTGAGATGTTGGAGGAGGGAGAGATCGATCATGGCGCAGCCTTTCCGCACGGCTGCCAGACCACGCCGTCATGGTCCACCCGCAGCTTGGTATACTCGTAGGCCTCGAGCAGCTTCGCAAAGGTGATCCACCCGCGCAGCGATGAGAGGACCCCTTCCGGGTTCACCTCCATGATGATCCCGCGCCGGTCAGGGTCTCCCTTCTTGGACCGGATGATGGCGCCCATGGGGACGTCACGAGAGGCCCAGGGAACGAGCTTGGGCGCGGGCTTGACCCGGTAATTCCATTTCCCGCCGAAACCCATCTGCTCATTCGGAACCCATACACCATCGAGTCGCTGATATTCGATCTCCTGGCCTTTGGAATAGGCCTCGATGATGGGGAGCAGTTCGGCGGCGCGTTCAGGTCTCATGACTTCAGGTCCTTCTCGAGATCCTTGATTCCCTGTGTGCATGTCTGGATCGTCTTCGCATAGGCGTTGAGCATGTGGGCAGCGATCTGCAGGTTGTAGAATACCGGCTGCCACCCCTTACTGATCTCATCGGCGACCTCCTTAGCGGCTCTCTCGGCCTGCTTGATCTGGTCCCGAAGGCGTTGGATGTGCTCGAGTTCTCGACCCTTGGTCATGGCTGCACTCCTATGGTCACACTCGGGTGCATCCGCTCCCACACCGCCCACCCTGCCAGGGCTACCGCCAGCACGATGAGTGTGGCGCAGCCGAGGAATGCGGCCCAGGTGCCTTCGCGAGGGTCGTCGGGAGGGAGGGTCACGGGTGCTCGCCCAGGTGTTCGCCCAGGCAGCCGAAGACATGGAACACCAGGCCGCCAGTGTCGGCGCGACCAAGGTAGTTGAGGCCGCCGATGTGATCGGGTGAACCGGTCGCCATCACCAAGAAGGTGAAGAGATCAGCGTAGCCGCCGCTGGACGGGTTCTTGGTGAACTTGGCCGCGATGTCAGGGCCGACTACGGCCCAGACCCGGAGCTTGGGCGC